CCGGCATCGGGATTCTTATGAATCATGCGTACAGTTGGTTCATCTAAATTATGTTTTTTCATATGAGCTTTATATGTACCAAACTTCTTAGAATCTACTGCCCCACCAAATCTGTCTTTCATTGGAGAAGATGTATGTCGTGGACCCATTTCATTTACATCTTCAGTCGCAGCAACCTTTTTCTTAAATGTCTCAAGACCTTTCTTGTCAGTAGACGCCATACGATCTGCTTTATTTGATTGCGTAGTTGCTATACGTTTCATGGCACCTTCATCGGGAGCTTCAGCCACCTTCTTAGCTTGTGCTGTCGCAATTGCCATTTTCTTATCCATTGGCATATCAGGATTATCTTTTTCGATAGCCTTAGCAATCTCTTCACGCTTTTTCTTCTCAGCAGGTGTAAGAGTCTTTTCATTAGTAACGGGTTTAGTAGGATCTATTTTAGACTTTAGCTTTTCAAGATCCTTTTTAATATCGCCGGCCTTCATAGCTTTTTTAATATTGTCTAGACCAGAATTAGAAATTTTCTTGGTAAGGGCATCCAAGCTTATTTCATCAACTTCTTTTGCTTCTTGTTGTTCTTTACGTCTAGCCAATTCAGCCTTAGCAGCGGTTGCCATTGGATGCCCGGGAGAACTGGCAATCCGTGACAATGTTTGATTTGTTTTTAATCTAACGTCAGATACTTCTTCTAAGAGTTGTTTAAATTGTTTCATTTTTTGCCCTCAATGTCTAAGGTCTTTGGATATCCCCTCTGACCTGGTTTCTTTGCAGGTAGACCTTTTTTCTTTCTTTTATTAATATAATACCAAAGACCTTTTTTAGCAACCTTGCCGTCTTTAGTTACATGTGTATCTTTTTCTTCTGAATGCTGTTTAAATTTTTTAACAGTATCTTCCCCAGGAGTAATTTTCTTTGCTTTGGCAGTAGACTCAGGTGTGCCCCATTCAGGTTGATTTGCTTCCTTCATATTTTGCAGGTGTGTACGAAGAGCAATCTTATCTTTCATGTCAAGATCAGGATGATGCTGTTTAATTTTTTTACTTAAATGATTTGCTGCTCTAGTAACTCTAGCTTTATTGCTTCTATAGTTATAATCGCCAGCTTGATCTTCTGCATCTAAAGTCTTTTTATAAGCTTTAACAACCTCAGGGTGAGGTTTAACAGACTGATTTGCTTCCGATAAATTTCTATATGGTCCTTGTTCAGGATCAGCACCATAATCGGCTTCTATATGTCCTGGAGGAATATCATTAGGATCTACCTTAGATACATCATCCAGCCAGCATCTCCATGTCTCGCCTTTAGATTCAACAATTAGATAGTTTGTGCCAAGGTATTTGATATTACCAACAATACCATGTTTAGTCATTACAACTTGTTCACCTTCCTTAAAGATATTATCTCTAAGATATGATTCACGGATGTCTGAAACAGGTTCTAGTTGAATGTGATTTTTAAATTCTTTAGCTTCTTTAAGACCCATTCCCTTACGCACAGCATTAAATAATTTCTTAGCATCAGGATTAGTCATAGCGGCTGGTAGACCTTGTGCAAAGGATGTAAAGTTATTATCCTTAGCATATTGTCTTTGTTTAGTAGCAGATGCGCCCTCTGCACCTTCTGAATCAGGATCTCTTTCACCAGCAGAAATTATTTTGATTGATTTAAAATTGTAAAAACCATGACGTGAATCTTTGCCGTTATATTTGTTTAACAATACATTAAACTCATTAATACGATCAGATCCAACAACCATCACAACGTTTACAAAACCTTCATTATATAAAATTACTAAAGCATCTAAAGCAGTTCTTACTTTATTATTAAGCATAATAGAACGAGCATGCTTAGGAAACATTTTCCTAGCATATTTAACTTTTTCTTTATATACAAGAGGGTTTTTATTCTTATCTTGTGATTGTGATAAGAACATTCTATATGGATTACGCCCAGACTTTTGAGATAATACGTCTAGTAACTTTCCATGACCAATAGTAGGAGGGTTCATTCGACCGAAGCCGAAGAAAACGGTTTTTTCCTCCTCAACGAGAAACTGACTAAATCTGCTAATCATATTTTATCCGCGCCGTTTGCCTAATTCTGCTTGTCTAATCTTTGGTAGCATCTTCTTGGCCAATCGATTAATACGAGGCTTCATCTTATCAAGCTTCTTCTCAATCTCTTGTTTGCGGGCGGGAGTAAGTTCAGATTTAGGAATACCTTTGGTAATCTTTTTGGCCAATGCAAGACGTGCTGTACGCTGTGCTCTCTTGGCTAATCTTTTTGCATCAGCAACTTTCATAGAGGCTTTTTTACGACCAACCTTTAGACGAGCCTGATACTTTTTCATCTGACGTGAACGCGCTCTGCGTTGAGTCATAGAAAGAGCTTCGTCTGCAGGTTCTACAGATTCACCTGTATTGCCAGTAGGTGTGTCCATTTTTCTTTTCTTAGCATTATACGCTAGTTGTGGATCACCCGTTTGTGTATAGTCTACGTTCAGAAACGTTTTAAAATCTGCTTTGGCCATTTAATTCCTCGTTGGCTTATCCCATCCTTTTAATATATCTGGTGAAAAGTTGTTGTATGAAAACTCCATACGATCAACAATCTTCACCGCTTCACCACCAAGTTTATCAATTGCTACATAACCTTCTGCTCCGGTTACTTTGTAACCTCGGCTTGTTTTCACAAATGTATCTACATTACCTAGTTTATTAAGTGTATTTATAAGTTTAAGTTTTGCAAGCACAATAGTTTTTTGAAGGTCAAACATATATTTCAAAGATTTTTTATTTTCTTCTGAAAAGAAAGATAATATATTATCTAGTTTAGTTCTTTGTCCAGATTTTCCTTTTTCTGTTCTGCGCTTGGCAATCTCTTTTGCGTAACGTAATCTAATCCAACGAATGAGCTTGGATACATGTCGTTCTGAATCTCCGATAAGCGTTCCTTTTCTGACATGTTTATTATAGAATTGCTCAATGAGGCGCGGTAGCTCTTCCTCATTCTCGAGCTGCCTAAGAGTCGATCCAGCGATTTTGTTGAAGAGAAACCCAGCTTCTGAAAGAAGTTCATTAACATACTCTGTGTCCTTTTTACTCATAGTAACTTTGCTTAGATCCCGGAGCATTGCATCTTGCGACCACACAGCTCTGGTTGTGTTAAACTTGGAGACGTCAACTCCGTAAGAAGCTCGCATTGACTCGAAGGAATTACCAGTGTAGGTTGTATGCCAGACGATTCCAATTTTTGCTGACTTAACAGCCTTAGCTCCAGCCGACTCGCTAGGCAACGCATAGACGATAGTGTTAGGATGAAATGTAACATACGACGATCCCTTTATTTTCTTAGTCTTTATATCACCTGGACCAAATAAAAAGTCACCTTGTACCACACCTTTAATACCCAAAGCAGGCAAATGCTTTAGTGCGAGTTTAAGCTTAGCAGCCAGATCACCAGAAGTATCAGCGTCCACGTCAGCACTAGACTTATAGACTTTAGGATTCTTATTAAAGATTCCTTTTTTGGCGACAAAGAATTTACCATCGCGAGGATCAGTGCCAGCAAAAATAGCAGGGGCACCATCCCACTTAACAGAGACATTACCATCATGTACTCCTCTTAACATATCACGAAGCTCTCGCAAAGCGAGTATGGCTTGACGTGTGCCCTTGACACCACCGTAGATAACCTTATCTTCGATGTGAGTCATATGAGTATTTTTTTGTTCTGTTATATGTGTTCTAAAATTTTCCATATCTTATTATATTTGATTTAATTTCAATTGTCAACAACATTTTTTAAAGTTTTACTAATATTCCTTCTGCAAATATAGATCCAAATGTTGAACCGGATAACGATCTTAGCTGCATTTCAATATCCGTCTTTTCATCATACTTAAAGGGTGTTTGTCTAAGAATTTGCATATTCTCAAAAAATGTTGTATCGGCTACTCTGAGTTCTCTACCATTGGATGATCTTAAAAAGTTTCTAAATCTTGCTGCTTTACCACCATTTGCATCTGTACAGAAAGCATCAATACGTTGAAGAAAAAAGCAGTATCCTTTAGGTACAGTATAAACAGCTTTTTGGTCTCTTCCAGTTCCAGCCAATATCTTTGCATATACATTAGCGCCAACACTTAATGTTATATCACCAACCGCATTTCCTGCTACACAAACAATATCGTTAATTCTAAAATAAGTATTATCTGTTGTAATTGGGGTTGTCCCAGTTAAAGTTTGGGTTTCTCGAATAATATTATAATCCGCATCTAACCCCAAGATTAAAACAGTTACTGCTGTATCTGAAGCACTGGTGCTTACTAAACTCATCTGAGCAGCTGCGCTTGGAAAAATATAGTTGCTTGCTAACTCCCAAGGCGTTCTAAATTCAGTTGTAACAATGTTTGCTGTGTCACCACACGTTCCAAATATATTACGCTGAGACGCGTCCATCACCACACCTTTGGCAATGTCTACCCCCTCAGCATAAAATGTATTGGAAAAATATCTTGTCGTTGCCATTACTTAGCCTTTGCTTTTCCTGAACCATACTTTGCATTTACTTGGGTTGAAATAAATGATCCATGTGTAGGTCTATGTTCAAATGTCATAACATGATTACCTTCATGGTCGTGAATATGAACTAAGTTAGTACCATTATGTGTAGCCTTTAGAGACTTTGCATTGGCAATAAGTTTATGAATGTGTTTATCTTTGATGGGTTCTGCTGTTCCACCTTTATGACCTACAACGTAGTCATATGGAATATGCGGATCTGATTTTGTAATATGCTGCAAAAATCTTTTATGATCTTCGTGTTTGGCATTATTCCAAGCTTCTGTATGGTGCAAAGCTGATTGCTTCTTTGCTTCCATGTTAGCATCTTTTATTTCGGGTTTATCTCTTACTTCTTTCTTTTGTTTCTTAGTCATACCACTAAGGCCGGCTTTATTGGAGTGATGATCCCAAACACCATGTGTGTCGGTCTTAATACCAAGTTCACCAGACATTTTGTCAAATGCTTTTGTTGGATTGTTAGAAAGAGTACCAGGTGAGAATTTTAGAGATGCTCCATGAAGCTTACCATTCTTTGTTTTGATAGCAACATCATGTGGATTCATATGTTGAGATACTTTCTTTCCTACAAGAGAATCAATACCTGCATATGTATGATGAACTTCATGTACGTCTTCGGGATTAATGCCATGATTAGTCTTTAAAGATTTAAGATAGGCATTAGCAGAATCTTTTCCACGCTGAAGAATTTCCTTTTGCTTCTCTGGAGAAAATTTAGACATTGCTTCATCATGAAGCTGTTTCATCTTTTTAATACGTTCTAAATGTTCGGGAGAAGTATTTCTTTCAGAATGAGTACTATTATGAAGATGCAAAGCTGTAGCAGTCTCATATGCTGCGCCTAATTCATAATTAGAAGCCTCTGACAATAATTCTTCATGTAATGCAAATCTTTTCATAGAAACACCATTTGTAAACTTTTACTATATTTATATGAATAAAAAAGGCCCCTATGGGCCTTCTTTACGTTCTATGTAAAGTTTCTTACCTCGTTGGACCGTTATGTATTGATATTGATCAAATCCCGAATCAATAAGATCCTGGTTCATATTATCAACCATTTTACTAACCTTAAATAGATCTTCGATGTTTTCCATTTTACCTAATAGAGTAGGTTCCTTTTTTGAATTAATAGGTATCATGTGCTATAATCTCCTTCATAAGCCAATTGTTCTTCGACAGCAGTTATATGCTTGCATTTCTTCCATGCTGGACAACTACAAGCAAAACCCTTATTGAACATTGTAATACTATATTTATTTCCGGTCGATCCATTCTTTGTCCATGTCGTACCAATAAGCCAGTGATTCTCCGTCCGAATCACCTCGGACGGTATCACTCTCCCTTTTGGACCATTCTTTTGTTTTCCGTAGAATGTACTCATGGTACCTTTCCTCACGCGGCTCGGGCATACTCTACTGCCTTGTTAACAGCTTTAAGTTTACGGTTTTGATTAATACCAAACCATGAAGACTGTATACGAGTATCCGCTTGGCGACCCATAACATGATCTGTAAGATAGGTTACAGAATTAAGAGCCTGCCACCAGCTACCTTCGGCATACTGAGCACCAGGTTGTGTATAGAGAACTTCCATAGCTGCTTTAGCATTCTTGGAAAGATCATCCGCAACCTCAACAGGTGTCTGCTCTTTATGTGTAAAGGGAAACACCTCATTGTAGTATTGAATAAGAGCTTCTGTAGAGAACTTACGAGAAGACAAGAACTCAGCCATCTCTTTATACTTTGCAAACTTCTCAGATGCAATACCTAGAGATTCCTTAACCATATCAGGATCAAATACTGTACGGTGATTAAGCTTTACAAAATTCTTAGATGCAGCCTGTAAAGAGAATGTAAGAGTATTTTGACATACAACACGAATAGGTGTAAAGCGAACATCAATGGCTTTACCATACTCATGTGGATTAGAGAACAATAGATATGAATCAATCTGATCATCTCCGTTGATAGAAAAAGATTCATTAACCTTAGCAAGACACCAAACATTCTTACCACCTTTTAATGAACCCGCAGTATGCATTTCCATTTCACCGGCTAATACAAACTCTGAGAAGAATTGAAATGCTTCACGATTCTGAACAGGTTTCCAATCATCTCCGATGATATCAAATACCTTTTGATCTGATGAACGCACCAATGCATTCTTACCCGGAATAGCAATACCAGATTCTGTCATAATAGGCTCTTTGGTGACTTCCCAATCACAACCAGCCTTTACCATAATTTGTTCTGGTGTAAGATCATTAGATACTTTTACTCCAAGACCGTGCCATGGAACTTCACCCGCATATGCCATTGTTTCTACTTCATGTGCCATTTTATATCTCCTTCATTATCATAATATTAATATAGTTCATTTGAATTCAAATGTCAACCTAAATCTGCATATTTTTTAAAATTTTCTTTAAAAAGTTTTGCAGTGTCTTCATCCTCAAAATGAAAGGTATGTTCATACACAGCAGTCCATTTTGTAAAGTTCCAATAAGGTTTATCAAGATGATGCTTACACCAATCCTTGCCTTGTGATTCTAAATCAGAATGGAGCCTGACAGTATAGCCAGGTCTCCATGATAGTTTATATTCATGTATTTCTTGAGGTGTCAATCTGTATACTCCTTACTAACTGCAGAAGCATCCCAAACATATTGACGATGAGTAGGATCGCCGACGACAACAACATCGCTATCACCAACCTCAGTCCAAACACGATCGTCCATCCACTTGTGATAATATGCTGGACCTCCCCAAACGCGACGAGCACGTTGATAGGTAGCATAATCCATTCCTACATAGTGTACAGTTCTCATCTTAATCTCCTTCAAGACTATTTACCGAATACGCCCCTAGTATCTCCAATCGCCCTGCACGGCCTTATTGACGTTGCCGCTCTAGATTGATTGAAACTAACAATGGTGCTTTTAGCCGGCCGGGTCCTCCACACGGACGCATCCGGTAAATAGTCTCCTATGCTACACAATTAGGAACTTGTCCTTCACGAGACTGACCCAAGATACCCGTGATAAGATCAGCTCGCATTGTATCCATATTAGTCGTACGAATAGATCCCCACTTCCAAAGACCACGATCATCAACTTCATTATAAAGTTGCTTATGACGAATATCAGCTTCTTTAGC